CCGAGGTCTTCGCGGAAACTCTTTCTCCTAAAGGAGAGAAAGAAAACCGTAATTAACTAACGTTAATTAGTGGATAGCCGCCTTCTAGATTCCATCTAGAGTACGTTCTACTCATTAACTGACGTTAATTAGGGTTTCCTACAATTGCTTGCAGGAAAAAGCTTAGTGCGGCTAGATCCTCTCTAAAGAGAGGCAATCCTAGCTCGCTAAGTAGCTTCTTGAAATCAATTTCTTACGTGAACTATGAAAGGTTGAGTGAACGCTCAATCAATCTAAGTTTACGGAAGTTTTAGTGACTTTCAAGCCTGCCGTCCCTCTTACGAGGAACAGCGGAGTTGGAACGAACTGATCCATTACATTGGCAAGGCGTGATTGCTGCTACCCTTAACTGGACTCATCTAAACTCTTTTAATGAATCTGGTAGGGAAAACAAAAAATCAAAAATCCTTCAAATATAATGAAGGTCAACGAAATAATCAAACCATGAAAAACAATTTAAAATCTAAAGATTTGAAAATGTTCTCCATAATCGATGCTTTCCGAGACCGGATCATTTCGGAACCAATGGTTTCGCTAGGTAATTCTTTTGAGTTACTAGTATTGGTAAGTCGGATAGGGTGAAGAGTGATCCTCGCCTGTTCCGATAAACCAATAAATGTCACTAAGAGACTTGTTTCTCTAGGTAATTTTGCCAAGTACTTGCTTCAGATGAAAAAACATCACGGAGCAATGACTACAGTAAAATACCTTAAAACTTGCCAATTAGCTTTAATGAAAAGAATTAGTGCAGATCGGATCTCTTCCTTACGGGAAATAGATCCAGATCTTCCGCTTCCTCGCTTAACTCGTTCGTCACTACCAAGGATAATTCCTTTGAGTGATAGACGGGCCATATTAGCTGGGAACACTTTTGTTACTAGGTATTGAATGAGTATCTTCTCACTGTACAAGGTAATAAAAGTGGATGGAAAGATAAAATTATCTACTATCACGGATCCATATTCGGGTAACCAAGACTTCTTATTAAGAGGATCTGAACAACTTTCTGAAATTTCAAAGAGTTTTTCTCATCGTTTTAACAAAGAAATCCTGTCTAAAGAATATGGAGTACTAGCTTTAGAGACGGCATCTCCTTCTTACAGGAGCTCTTGGAGAGGAATTCTAAGTGATGTTTTTGATTTAAAACGTCTTAACTTAGATATCCCTCTCTTAGAACTACTTACTGAATTTAAACAAGATCGTCTTAAATTAGACTTTCAAATGTTCAGTGAGTTGACTTACCCAATATCCCGTGAGTCTCAGAAAGAGAGACTTAACGGAGCAATGGGTCAGTTATCCTTAAAGGAGGAGGCAGCTGGTAAAATAAGAGTATTTGCTCTAGTAGATGTTTGGACTCAATCGAGTCTAAAACCTCTACACGAAATGATATTCTCATTTTTAAGAAAGCTTCCGAATGATGGAACGTTTGATCAACATGCCTCTGTACTACGTTGTGCAGAGAAAGTCGAAAAAGCCGGAAAATCATTTGGTTACGATCTTAGCGCTGCTACCGATCGGTTACCAATCGACCTTCAAGTTGCTGTGTTGAGCCCTATTATAGGTTCGGCTGCAGCAAATGCTTGAAAGAGTCTTTTGGTAAACAGAGACTATAACCTCTTCACGCCTGAAAAAGGCACTGAAAGTTATCGTTACTCTGTTGGTCAACCGATGGGAGCATTGTCCAGCTGGGCTATGCTAGCTCTAACTCATCACTTGATAGTTCAATTAGCTTACCGGATGGTTTATAAAAGGACCAACTGGTTTGATAATTACGAACTGCTAGGTGATGATATAGTAATCTTTGATGAAGGAGTTGCCTTAACCTACCTTGAACTAATGAATCAGTTTGGGGTGGGAATAAACTTACAAAAAAGTGTTGTTGCAAAAAACAACTCTTTTGAGTTTGCTAAGGTCTCTTATTCAAAGGGTTCTTTTGTTAGCCCGGTTTCCTGAAAAATGTTCATTAGTCAAAATAGTCTAATGGGACGTGTTAATATTGCTTATTATTTTTTAAAGATAAGAAGTAATTTAAAACACCCAATATCCTTTTTGAAGAACATTTTAAGGAAATCGACATACGAATTAGGTGATTACAATTTTAATTTAATCGCCTTAATGACTATGTATGCTAACTCAGGTGCTGTGAAATATTCTGATCTACTTAAGGCCTTAGTGGTCCCAGTAGAAAACTGAACTAGGAAAATAAAGGATTCGAAGAACTTATTAAATATAAGTTACTTTGAAAACTATATTGCCTGTCTTTATAAAAAAGACGGGTCAGTTCCGAATAGAGAATCTAGGTTAATTTCTAGACTCTACTCAGATGACCTTCCTTGATACAAGCAGTCTATAATGAATCGTATAATAATGATTCGGCATAAACTGGGTTCAGAGCAGGATATTACGCAACGCCTGGCGCTTTCGCTAATAAAAGCCTTGATTCCGACTTTCCCTGAACATTTAATGAATAATGTTGCATGGACGGGACGGAATCCCACTCTCAACGAGAAAGGAGAAGTGGTGGATTGGGTTGAATTATCCAATCCAGAGGCTACCTTAGCTCTCACTTTTATGCAAATACACACTTGAAGTGAACGTCTCTTAGGAGACATGACCTTCTATGGTGTGGATCTGCGAAAGGCCTCGTATGGACCACTAGAAGATCTAATTATTCTTAACGAAAAATTTGATCGACTCGTAGAAATACTAGACCTTAACAAAAGAGCTGAGGAAAAGGCAACTGGGTCAACTAAACCTAGAATGGTCGAGAAATCCTCCCTTAGTAGTCTTAAATTTATATTAAAGGCTAACAAAAAGAGACCTTCTTGAACGTTCAGAGATAACCTAGAAACTGTGTCTAATCGTTGGTCTCCCAACATAAAGACATGGTTTTCTGGTGATCTTACGGCTAAAGTAGCAGGACCAAATTATACAGCTCCACCTTGCTCTGGAAACAAAGCAAAATGTAGACGTACAATCTGTGACTGTTAAATAGTCGATTTAGAATCCCCAATGCTATTGAAAGCGGTAGAGTGGGAGATTATAGAGAAATCTATAATCCGCGAGGAATAAAATTCTCGTTGGGCTTCCCTTGTCTATTGATTTAATAGAGGTTAGGAGTCTATTCACTAGATCAGACCCGCGAAGACATTTTATTGATGCCTTTGCCC